CCCTTTTTTACCTTCTTCTGTTCCATTGTTCTTGCCCCTTTCCTTTCCAGTTTACGACTGTTTTTCCTGTCCGTCAATCCGGGTAGGGGGGCACATTGTTGAAAGCAGGGATGAATACGATAAACGATAAACATTACCTCAATATCCTGAATACTGACTATGAGGAAACCTGACGAAGCCCACCGCTGGACAGATGAGCAGCTTGCCGAGCTGGAAAAGCGCATTGCAGAAGAGTACAAAGAAGCCGCCGAAGAGCTGCAAGAAAATATTGAGCGTTATTTTGCTGGATTCAAAAAGCGTGATGAAGAGATGAAATCCCTGATTGGCACCGTTGTAAACGGAAAGGTGTATACAGAAGGAGATTACAAGCAATGGCGGCTTGCACAGATTGGGCGGGGTAAGCGGTTTGAAGGCCTGCGGGACAAGTTAGCAGAGCGGTATACAAAGGCCAATGAGGTAACAACGGCCTACACGAACGATACCACGCCGGGAATCTACAGTCTGAACCGCAATTACGCCGCATATACCATTGAGCAGGTATCCGGTAACGTAGGTTTTACTCTCTGGGATGAGCAGACAGTGAGACGGCTTATTGTGGAGCAGCCGGAGTTAATGCCGTATTACCCGCCGGAACGGGCAGTGAAGCGGGGTATTGATCTTGCCTGGGGAAAGAGGCAGATCACCGCCAGCGTCACCAGTTCTATCCTCCAAGGGAAAAGCATCAAGCACATGGCGGACGATCTTCAAAGCCGTATCCAGACCATGAACCGTACCAGCGCCATTCGTACTGCCCGCACGGCTGTTACCGGGGCGCAGAACGCGGGACGGCAGGACGCCTTTGTGGCAGCAGCAAAAATGGGGATACGTGTAGAAAAGAAGTGGGTTGCGACCAAAGATAGCAGGACCCGTCACGATCATGGGATGGCAGATGGACAAATCGTTCCCTATGATAAGCCGTTTCATGTGGGTGGATACGAATTGATGTACCCCGGGGATCAAAGCGGCCCGCCACACGAGATTTATAACTGCCGGTGCAGGATGGTGTATGGCTCTGATTTCAGTTTGGAAGCGGAGCCGCGGCAAATGCGTGTGAGAGATCCCGCTACAGGCCGGAATGTCGTTGTAAATGAAATGACGTATTCGGAATGGAAAAAATGGGTGCAAATCCGGCAATACAATGATATAATTGGAGTGGAAACCGCCAATGGGATCATAGTGCAGTCGTTATCCGCACATACTGTTGAACGGGCAGGAGAAAGGAGCGTTTCACAAAGCGATGTTTTAGATGCGATCCGACATCCGATGTATGTTGGCGATATTACCACAGATGCGCAGGGGCGAAGAAGCCAACGCTTTTTGGGCGCCAATGCAACGGTAAATATAAACCCAGATACAGGGAATATTGTGACTGTCTGGAAGACTGGTAAGAAAACGCGCGAAAAATATGGGAAAGGGGATGTATAAATGTTTACGAAAGAACAAGTCTCATTTATGGAGGGAATCGGCCTGAAGTTGGATTTCTCCGCGCTCTCCGATAATGATTATATCAAAATCGAAGAAAAAGTAGGAGATGCTTATACCAGTGAAGCACAACGGACAAATAAGCCTACGCCGACAATACTAATGTGTGAATCCATTCTCGATAAGTTGAGTGAATGATGCGAAAATTGATGAAGCGGATTTTATTGTGTAAACAATGAATGCAGTCATAGGAACGGCGTAAAGGAGGAAGATGTGGCAAAAGACGACTACCATAAAGAAAACAGAAAAAGAGGGTGCTGCAGTGCGGAGAATAGGAAAGATCGATATTGAAAAATATCGGGGCATATCCGATAAAATTAGAACGGATGAGGTTATCGTTACGGATGTACAAATCAACCATATTTGGGAACGACATCCGGAAGTTTTTTCGTCGTTCATGAAATATGCGCCGGTGATAATAAGCGACTCGGATTATATTCTGGAAAACCGCCCCAATACAGGTTTGCTGCTTAAGGCAATTGAGGATGAAGGGCAAAAATATCAACTGGTTCTCCAGCTCTGTGTGTCAGAGGATCCTAAAAGTTACAAAAACTCTATTATAACATTTACTAGAGTGCGGGATAAGGAGTGGCGTCGATTACTAAGGAACAAAAAATACTTTACAAAAAAGAATGATTCGTTTATAATGAAGGTAGAATAGAACAGGTTACTTGAGGTGGTAGATTCCGTACCGACCACACGCCGATGGTACTGACAGGGGAAACCCGAGAGATGCAGGAGAATGGTACGCCTGCCAAGTAACCGATCTATTGGGGGCTGCCTTCAGGCGGCCCCGCTTTTATACGAATCCAAATACAGCAGTGATGTTTGAAGCGGTATAGGGAGGCTGGCATGGCAAAAGACGACTACCATGTAATCGTGTATCAGATTTTGGCGTATCTGTATCAATGCCTGAAATCCGGAAAAGACGTTGACCCTAAAATGCTTGGCGTTAACAGTGATTATTTTGCAGTGAACGGGCAGGAGATCAACAAACGGTACTGGGCCTATATCATGTACAACCTCACTCAGTCCGGCCTGATTGATGGTATTGTGTTCGCGGACATCGACAACCTTAAATATCCCCACCCTGTTAATTTGAGCGATTGCATGATTACGCCCATCGGGATAGAGTATTTGACAGACAATTCCTTTCTTGCGAAAGCAAAAGAATTTCTGAAAGATGTAAAGGCGATTGCGCCGTTTATTTAGGAGGAGGCATTGTTTTTGGCAGATAAAAGTACGATTCATATAGACCTCACCGATAATAGTGGCATGGTTCTGGAGGAATTTCAAGCGGCTTGCTTACGCGCGTTGGAGCGGTGTGGAATGAAAGCGGAGAGCTATGCTGTTGATTTGTGTCCGGTAGATACGGGCAATCTGCAAAACAGCATCACCCATTTGCTTGCCCCAGATGAGCAGGCGGTTTACATAGGGGTGCCGCAAGGGCCGACTTCCTATGGAATTTATGTTGAGCTCGGCACCGGCAAATACTACCCTGGCGGGCGTCCCACTCCCTGGGTCTACCAGGACGCGAAAGGCAATTGGCACATGACCCACGGCCAGCGGGCGCAGCCGTACTTAAAACCAGCCGTAGCGGATCACGCGCAGACATATAAGAACATTATAGAGGATGAATTGAAAAATGGTTAAAGAGATTGATGGACAGATGTGGTTTTGCTGCCCAGCGTGTGGGAAAAAGATACATCCAGTACTCCCCGGCGCACGCGGCGTGATTGCAGTGTGCAAACAAAAACGTGCGGATGGGACAAGGTGTAACTGGACAGGAGAAATAAAGTATGATATAATATAAAAAGTAAAAATTTCGTGAGCCGATGAGCCAGTTATTGCAGGTAATGCAACGACTGGCTCTTTTTTCGTTTAGGTAAAGACCGCAAAGCATAGCGGATTTTATACAACATTCTTAGGGCAGCACCCGTAACAGCGAGAAAGGATGTAACAAAATGGCAGATTTCGAAAGCATTATCAAGTCTCACACAAGTGAAGACGGCAGCATTCCCGCCGAGGCTATCGCCAAACTGACTAAAGCTATCAGTACCGCCGTAGGAAATGAGTTTGTGGACAAAACCCGATATAAGGCCAAGCTGGATGAGATCGACGAACTTACTACAGCAAAGCAGACCGCCGAGGACAGTGCAACGACCGCCGAAAAGTGGAAAACCAAGTACGAGGCAATAAAAGACGATTTTGAAACGTTCAAAAAAGAACAGTCCAAGAAGGAAGCCCATGCGGCAAAAGAGGCGGCGTACCGCAATCTTTTGAAAGAAACTGGCGTTAGCGAAAAACGCATATCCGCCGTTTTGCGTGTATCTGATGTTGACAGCGTGGAGCTTGACGAAAAAGGCCAGATCAAGGGCGCGAAAAAACTTCAAGACAGCATTAAAGAAGAGTGGTCCGATTTCATCGTAACTACAGAGACGATGGGGGCGGAAACCCATACGCCGCCGGAAAACAGCGGCGGTACGACCGTTACTAAAGAGGACATTTTCAAAATCAAGGACACTGAGCAGCGGCAAGCTGCTATTGCGGAGCACATCGAATTATTTAAGAAGGGATGATGATTTATGGCAGCAAAAGAAAATTTGACCACGAGCGCCGATATTCAAGTTGCGGCGCGTGAAATCGACTTTGTAACCCGCTTTGCCCGGAATTGGGACCATCTGCGGGAAATCCTTGGCATTATGCGGCC